GATACCAATCAAGGGAACCGGCGCTGCAACCAAGGGCACCAAGTACTATGCCTATGCAGACCAGATTACCGACACGGCCCAGAAGCCGCCCGCCGAGTGGGTATCGACCATCAAGAAGGTCTAGTTAATGGCAATAGACAAGAGCATAGCCCAGGCCCCGACGCGCTCCGATAGTACGGTCACGGAGGAGGAGCTTCGGGGTCTTGACGTGGACGCCGAGGCGTCCGCGCTTGAGGTTGCTGTTGTCAACCCAGAGGCGGTGGCGATTTCCACTGACGAGGGTGGCGTCATCATTGATTTTGATCCCGGCTCCGGAGAGGTCGCCGGGGGTGATGATTTCGATTCCAACTTGGCCGAGCATATGGAGGACGCCGTATTGGGGCGGTTGGCCTCCCAGCTAAATGGAGAATTTGAGAGCGACCGCAATTCCCGCGCCGACTGGGCGCGGACCTATACCAGGGGGCTTGACCTCCTGGGCCTGAAGACTGACGACAGGACGACCCCGTGGCCGGGGGCCTGCGGTGTTTACCATCCGATCCTGACGGAGGCCGTGGTCCGATTCCAGTCTCAGGCGATCATGGAGCTATTCCCTGCCTCCGGTCCCGTGAAGACAAAGATTATTGGCGACATAACGGACCAGAAAGAAGAGCAGGCGCTGCGCATCCAGCAGCACATGAACTATCTGCTGACAGAGAAGATGACGGAGTTCAGGCCGGAAACGGAGCAGATGCTGTTCTCCCTGCCCCTGGCCGGTTCCTCCTTCAAGAAAGTTTACTACGATCCCAGCATGGGCCGCGTGTGTTCCCGCTTTGTCCCGGCAGAGGACTTCGTTGTCTCCTACGGGGCGTCCGATCTCCTGACGGCCTCCCGCTACACTCACATGATGCGGAAAACACACAATGATATCCGCAAGTTACAGGTCGCTGGCCTGTATCGTGACATTAAGCTGTCACCATCGGCGCTGGATTATTCCGATATTCAGGAGAAATACGACGAGCTTGAGGGGGAAAGCCCCACCTACGAGCATGATGACCGTTACGTCCTGCTTGAGATGCATGTCGATCTTGATCTTGAAGGTTACGAGGATGTTGGCGATGACGGCGAGGAGACGGGTATCGCCCTGCCCTATGTCGTGACCTTCGTGAAGGGCAGCAGTTCCATCCTGTCCATACGGCGCAACTGGTATGAGGGCGACGAGCCGCGCATGAAGCGGCTGCATTTCGTGCATTACCAGTACATGCCCGGTCTGGGGTTCTATGGTTTTGGCCTGATCCACCTGATTGGCGGCATTGCCAAGTCGGCAACCTCGCTTCTCAGGCAGCTTGTCGATGCCGGGACCCTGTCTAATCTGCCGGGTGGCTTGAAGTCCAGGGGGCTGCGCATCAAGGGCGATGACTCCCCGATCATGCCCGGTGAGTTCAGGGATGTTGATGTCCCAGGCGGTGCCATAAAAGACAACATAACCTTCCTCCCCTACAAGGAACCCAGCGCCGTTCTGCATTCGTTGCTTGGGGAAATTGTCGAGGAGGGCAGGCGCTTCGCTTCGATCACCGATCTGAAGCTGGCGGATATGAAACAGGATGCCCCGGTCGGCACCACCCTGGCTCTCATTGAGCGGTCAATGAAAGTTATGTCGGCCATTCAGGCAAGGCTCCATGACGCCATGCGCAAGGAGCTTATCCTGATTTCCGGTATTGTCCGCGATTACGCGGAAGATGAATATGAATATAAGGCCGACGACAAGGAGGCCATAAAGAGCGACGACTTCGATGGCCGTGTGGGCATCATTCCGGTGTCCGACCCGAACGCCGCGACCATGAGCCAGCGCATCATGCAGTATCAGGCGGCCATCCAGTTGTCCCAGTCCGCGCCGCAGATGTACGATCTGCCGGAACTGCACCGGCAGATGCTGGATGTTCTGGGCATACAGGATGCAGAGAAGATTATTCCTCTCAGCGAGGACATGAAGCCGCGTGATCCGGTCAGCGAGAACATGGATGTTCTGAACAGTAAGCCGTTGAGGGCCTTCATTTATCAGGATCACGAAGCCCATATCCAGGTGCATATGGCGGCCATACAGGACCCGAAGATACAGCAGCTTGTCTCCCAAAGCCCGATGGCCGGGACCATTGCCGCTGCGATGTCTTCCCACATACAGGAGCATCTTGGCTTCCAGTATCGTCGGGAGATCGAAAAGCAGCTTGGTGTGGAATTGCCGCCGCCGAACGAACCGTTGCCCGAAGACATCGAAGTCAAGCTGTCGCGGCTGGTGGCGGAAGCGGCTGAGAGGCTGTTCAACAAGAATGTTGCCGAGGCCCAGCAGCAGCAGGCGCAGCAGCAGGCCCAAGACCCGATGTTCCAGTTGCAGCAGAAAGAACTTGAGCTTCGACAGGCAGACATTCAGAGGAAGGCCGAGACCGACAGGGCAAGGCTCATGCTCAATGCCGAGAAGGAGCGTTCTTCCCAGGAGCTTGAGCGCGAGAAGATGGCCCAGAATGCCGAACTTGAGGGCGTCAAGCTGGGCGTCGAGATCGCGAAAACCCAGGAGAATGCGGCCCTGAAGGTTTCCGAAGCAGAGGAAAGAGCGGTTCTTGACAGGGCGCGGCTCTCGACGGAAGTGGCGAAGGCCCTTCTGGATGATGATGCGAAGAGAAATAGGAATGGTTAATATTGCTTGATCAATCTTTATTTTCGTCCTATCGAAAGATATTGCGGGAACTAATGAACGAACGTGCCGACGATCTTGCGATGGGTGGCGCTGCCTCGTTCGATGAATACCAGAAGATGGTAGGCGTCATAGAAGGGCTTGCCGTAGCCGAAAGAGAGCTACTGGACCTGATGGAGAAGCAGAGGAAGGCCGAAGACGGATCGGGATAAATAGTCAATGTTTCATGTGAAACATCAGGGCAGATCGTCACTGCCCGCCAGTTGGCAAACAAATGCGCAGGGGGAGCGTTACCCCCGCTCGGAGCGAAAACGCAAGGAGAGACCTGTGTCCGATAAAAAGGTTGTTGAACTCAGCGAGGAGAAGGAGAAGAAGGTTGCGAGTAGTCTGCCGCAGCCCTGCTCCTATCATATTCTTGTGGCCCTTCCTGAACAGGAGGAGAAGACGGACGGCGGTATCTATCTCACGGACGGCGTGCGGGATCGCGAAGAGTTGGCCAGCATCACGGCCTATGTCATGGCGCTCGGTCCCGACTGTTATGCGGAAACCTCGCAGAGGAAATTTCCCAGCGGGGCCTATTGCAAGGAAGGTGATTGGGTTGTCATGCGGGCCTATTCGGGAACCAGGATTGAAATCCATGGCAAGAAGTTCAGGCTCATAACCGACGATGTGCCGCAGGCCGTTGTTGACGATCCCAGGGGGGTGATAAGAGCATGAGCGCCGGATCAAAAGCGGCTGAAGAGGGCCAGGACGAACTCTTCACGGAAGAGACATCTGGGAACTTCACCGACCCCATAGACGTTCTATCGGAAGATGCCTCTGATGTAGAGGTTTTCGTGGTGGACGATACTCCCGAAGAGGACCGTAACCGGCCTCCGCGAGGGGATGTGGCGGAGGATGTGGAGGAGGACATCCCAGGCATGTCCGAGCGTGTCAAGTCGCGCATGGATACGCTTCGCTATGAATTTCATAACGAGCGCCGCGACAAGGAAACGGCGCTGCGCGAGAACAATGAGGCCGTCCGCTATGCACAGAACGTGCAGACGGAAAACAAGACGCTCAAGGATCAGTTGTCAAACAGCCGAAGGCTGTTGTACGACCAAGTTTCTGCGAAGAGCGATGTCGAGATTGATGCCGCTAAGCAGAGGTTCAAGGAGGCCTACGAAACCGGGGATGCCGACGCCATTGCCGAAGCGCAGTCGGATGTCTCTCGCCTGCATGCGGAGCGCTCGCATTATAATGTGGCTGCGCCCGATGCCTATAATGAACAGCCAGTACAGCATGAGGTTCTGGATCAACAGCAGCAACAGCATGTACCGCCTCCGGACCCGAAGGCGGTCGCTTGGTTGCAGAAAAACTCCTGGTTTCAAAGACCCGGCTATGAGCAGTTGACGGGCTTTGCGATAGGTGTACACGAACAGCTTGTCCGTAAAGGATATAATCCATTGGTTCATAAGGAATATTATGACATCGTGGATAAGGAACTTAGAGATAGGTTCCCACAGAGTTTTGAGAAGGAAGCACCCTCTGGAAGTGGGCCTCCGACTTCTCGAAAGACCCCGGTGGTCGCCCCCGCAGGTCGCGGTGGGAGAAAGCCGAGCAAAGTGGAGTTATCTTCCTCTCAGGTTCGCCTCGCCAGCAAACTTGGGATAACGCCGGAACAATATGCGGCACAGGTTATGAAGGAGATGGCCAATGGCTGACATAGCGGCAGATGAGCGCACACCAAGAGAAGCCGATTCTCGCGAAGCTGATGAGAGAGAAAAGTCTTGGGAACCCCCGCAGGTATTACCCGATCCTGCCCCGCAGGATGGGTGGGTTTTCCGCTGGATCAGAACTTCCATCATGGGAAATCAGGACAACGT